TATTATTTTATACTATTATTTTATACTATTATTTTATACTATTATTTGCGACTAATAATAAAATATCTATTTTTATAAGTTTTTTTAATCTTATTAATCAAATCATCTTTATCTAATTTTTCAGAATTATTATTTAATCTAATAATCTCTTCTGTCAAAATTTCTTTATAACTATTACAAAACAAATCATATCCGTTTGCTGGTGTAAATCCCTCTTTTTTAATATTTTTATTAATATGATTGTCCATGGATGCTATAATATTATAATCAATCGATATGTAGGGTCGTCTCTTTTTTGGTTTTTTATCCGCCGTACTTTTATTTCTAAAATAATACCTGCCTGATTTATATAGTTTATCTACAACATTTCCTTCATAACCCAAATTCACAAGTCTTTCACCCTCTCTATCAATACTTTCTTTATTTTCATCTAGCCATAGTTTCCATGCTTCTTTATAAGTATCAATATCATCATATTGATGTGTTTTCGAAAAACTTTTTAGAGCATTTACAATGTTATTATCAAAATTAAATCTGTATACGTTCGATATCATGACTTTTTCACTCATCGGATAAGTAATTGCAATACAATATATTATAATTATTAAATCAATTTTATATATAAATGACCGAAACATACACTATTTCATCCCAAATATATTACGATACTTATAATATGTGTTATAAACGTATATTAACCATAGACCGCAAACCTATTTCCACGACATTAAACCAAATTGTAAAACGTGTAAGTATGCCAAAACTATCCGAATTCAAACAATCCACTCCATGCTGTCCAATAGAAAAGTGCATATATGCAATCTACAATCCACACAATCCAATGGAACTACTGAGATTAGAAGATCAATCACTATTAATTACCTATTTAATGGCAAATAATTTTACCATTAATACAGCACTCACACAACTAATGTTAGAAAATCCCATCAAACAATCAAGCGAAAAACAAATAATGTTTTTCATAACAAAGACATAAAAAATCAAGTTATAGAATAAAATTAACGAATAATATTATCAAATATAATTATAGAATAATATTATAAATTGAATAATATTATAAATTGAATAATATTATAAATTGAATAATATTATAAATTGAATAATAAATAAAGTTATTAACATATTAAACAATATGAGCACCAATACAAAAGCGGAAGAACTAATTGCCCAATACAAAGAATCTCTTACCGAGCAAGAACAACTCGTATTAAATATTGCAATTGAACATTTGGAATCGTCATTCGATATAGAAAAAAGCATTGGTTATTTAAAATGGCTTGAAGATTATAAATCCGAACAAGAGGAGAAAAAATAATCAATATATGTTAATAACTAATTAATTTCTCTCCATTTATTAATATGAAGGATGTTAAGATTCAAAAATTAATAAATAATACTTTTGATAAGGTAAAAAATAATAATGGAGGTAATGTAGCTTCCTACATTCCGGAGTTAGCCAAAGCCGATCCCAAACTATTTGGTATTGCGTTTGTATCGTGTGATGGCCAAGTATATGAAGCCGGGAATGCAAATAAAAGCGTACCTATCGAATCCATCAGTAAATTATTTACATTAGCACGCGCTGTAGATAAATTAGGCGGAAAAGAAGTAAGTAAAAAAATAGGCCACAGCGGTAGTTGGCTCCCCTTTAATAGTGTTCTAGCCGCCGATTTGTCACCCACCCACACAATCAATCCATTTGTCAATCAAGGCGCAATGGCGACCACAAGTCTATTGTATACCAAGGACAAAGCCAAGTTTAAACAACATGTATTAGGTAATTTAGATGAATTTGCTGGGAAGAAACTGGCCTTCAACAACGCCGTTTACAAATCGGAAATGAAAACAAACTCGAAAAATATGGCGTTGGCCTACCTCTTACATTCGCATGACCGTTTTTATGGTGATGTCCAAGACAGCGTAGATGTATACACACAACAATGTTCCAAAAACGTTTCGGCCAAAGACCTTGCCACGATGGCGTGCGTATTTGCCAAAGGCGGCATTCACCCCTTTAATGGCAAAAAAGTAATCTCCAACGACACCGCCAATTACGTAATGAGAGCAATGCATCGCTCGGGGTTATACGAATATTCGGGCACATGGGCCGCCGAAGTCGGTTGCGTCTCCGCGAAGAGCGGTGTAGCAGGTGGAATCATCATTATGTTAAAAGGAATAGGCGGCTTAGCCATCGTATCTCCACCACTCGACAAAAACGGCAATAGCGTTCGTGGAATAAGCGCCGGTAAAATTATCACAAACGGCATCTACAAAATAAAAGACGCCCACGAAAAATTCTGCCCCTCGAAAAAGCAGATCAAAATCTCCACGACACGCAAATCAACAACACGCAAAAACTCCTCAACACGCAAAGCATCAAAAAAAGCAAAAAAACAAACCCGAAAGCAAAAGTAAACACACATTAATTTACATTTAATTATACATATAAATTAATGACCATAATTGACCCGTCTTGTCTTTCGCGGTTTCTTACGATAACGACCTCGCCGCGTATTACGACCACTATTAAACTCATCCAACGATAATTGAATCCGCCGCGTCGCCTTTTTAATCCGCCGTTTAATAGTAGAACTCCGCATACCCCCCGCCTGCGGCACCTTGTTTATTTTTTTATCAACTATTTCAGCATACTTCTCAAATTTAGCTAATCCAGTATTAACTGCTTCAAAGTTTTTAATCTCAATAAACTTAAGTAATTTATCAAAAGCACTGTAAATTAGCTGTTTCTTCTTTTTCTCCTGTTCATTTTCTTTCTTATAATCCTTATTATATTCAGCCTTAAAATCATCAATTATTTTTTTCACACCAGATTTTAGATCTGTCTTATATTTCTTAACTTCTTTTTTAAGCGGTTTAAAACTGTTTGAAGCCACAATTTCAGCACCAATCTTAGCCAACAATTCGTCATTATAATGTTGTAAATTTTGTTCTATGATACTTTTATATTCTCCAATAATACTTGGAATATCAGTTCCAGCACCATCAGTTTTTAAATTATCATTTATTCTATCCTTTTCTTTACCAAGAATTTCATTAAGTTTTGTAATTTGCTCTCCTGTTTGTTGATTTTTTTCTTTCATAAGACTGGTTTTCCTTTCTTGTTCCGCATTTTTTTTATCTTCTTCTTGTTTATTTAAAAATTTTTTAATTGTATTATCGTTATCATCTTCTTCATTTTTTACTGTAGGATCTAAATTGTCTACTATTAATTTTACAAGTGATTTCTTAATTTCTTCTTCTTCCTCCTTCTTCTTCTTCTTCTTCTCCTCCTCCTCCTTCTTCTTCGTGTCCTCCTTATTTTCCTCCTCCTCCTCCTCCTCCGCCCCCTTCTTCTCCTCCTCCTCCTCCTGACCTAAATTTTCGTAGGTTGTTTTAATAAAGTCCTTTACAATACCATATAGAACTGGATTATTTTTTTCAATACTTTTTTTATCCACTTCTAAAAGAGTATCAGGTTTACTTTCATTAATAGTTTTAGTAAGAGTTTTATATAAACCAACAAATTTAACCTTTAATTCGGCGTTATTCTGGAGAGCACCTAATTCATCAGTAGTAATTTTTTGTAATTTAAGAAGCTTACCATCTTTTTTTTCATCTCCTCTATAAATACTATCACCCTCACTCTCACCCTCACTAATAATTTTAATTAAGTCCATTAAACTCATAACATGATAATACTCGGATAAAATTTCATTAAGTAATTTAAGGTCGCGTTCCGCTCTCACTTTTGAAAATTCAGGAACACGAACAGCCGTTTTGTCATCTCGATTACGAGCAATATTAATAGCATCTTTATTATAATCTTTATTCTTCCTACTCTCTTTATTTTTCTCATTTTTTGTATGACTAGGTTTAATCAATTTCTTAAATGTTTCTTCTTTAATAAAATTTCCAACACCACCTTTTAAATTTAAAGTTTTTGATAACTCTATATTATTTTGTATGTAGTCACTGGCTAATTCTCGTTCATCTTTCAACGCTTTATAACTCATCTTAAAAGCAGTCGAAAACGAAGAAAAGAAATCATTAATCGTGTCGAGCACGGGTCCCGCTCCCGGAACCATTCTAACCGCCGAACCCGTCAACGAAGGAAGCGATATAGGAGCAAAAAGCCCCACATCCTTCGCCCCCCCAGCAGCCAACAACTTAGATAAATTATAAAGAGTCCGCCCCGAAAGTTGTCCGTAAGTAAACGTCAAATATTGAAACGCATTATTAAGTTTTTCCTGATAAAATTCCAACTCGATATTATTTAATTTTTTCAAATACTGTTTATCAATATTCTTATCCAGTGTACTTATTAGATTAGTTATTTCTATTTTTATATCATTTATTTCTTTCTCTCCATTAGAAAACTCATCTTTAAATCTCTTAATTTTATTTTTCTGATCTGGCGTCAATAAATCGTCATCATCAGGGTGTGTAATTTTATACTGTAATTGTTTATTAACACTTGAATATTGTATAAAAAAACTTAAGAAACTACCACAATCCACAAGAAAGTCAACCATCGCACTATCATCACTACCTTCTTGCTCCTTAGTTATTTTCTCCAATTCCGCCTTCATACCGTTCATCCCACCCGTAAAACTATTAGATAATGCTTGCATCACAGTTAAAATGATACTCGTTATTTTGTCGCTTGTAAAAGTAGAAGTAGTTTTAATAGTATTAGTAATATCTTTCAAACCTTTAACAATTTCATCGGCAGATAGAGACTGTTTATATACACTAGCAGCAGCATGTTCAGTCAAACCCCTTATAGGATCTTTGGTTCCTACCCAACTTGATCCAAGACGACTTTGCGCAAGTCTTCTCGCTTGTTCACCCGCTCCCGTCCCCCCATTAATATTATTACCTCCATATAAAGGATTTACTGTACCATTCATATATATATTAAAAGTGAGCTTTTATTTATGACGAAAACACCGATTTACTGTTGATGTGCCTTAAATTCCGAAAAAGAAATATCTCTCTTATTTCCAGACGATTTCTTAGGCTGACGAGCACGTTTCCACTCCTCTAACTTGCCTTTATGAGTAAATTTGTTCGACTTATCGGTCATGATACGATACCGCCGCCGTTTGATGGAATCTTTCCGAGTCTTGTTTGTATTGTATGATTTGAAGTTGGCAAAAACATCTCGTTCACCCTTTTCTTCCTCCACACCGAGCTTCTCCTTCTCTTCGTCCTCCTTCTTCTGTTCTAATGCTACAGTCTTACTCTTTTCCCATTCTTCCTTGTAATTCACACAAACCGCCTTACAATCGTATTTCACCGCGTATTCGCGCGCCACTGCGTCTAAAGTCATATAAGGAATATTCTTGCTATCGGCATAATACCAATAAGATTCATATTCACTATTGTAAGTCATAATGACTTTACCGAACGGAGTCTCAGTTTCAACAACGTAATTAAATAACCCTTTCAACACCTCCTCACTTAATTCACGATCATCAAGATTTTCTAAATCTACGACAAATCCTTTGTTAAAGTCCATAATTTCCTTCTTTCTCTTTCTAGCCACAATTTCCTCGTCTGTTGGCGCACAAAAAATCAAATAACCCAATCCACCAACAATACTACTAAATGTTAAAAGCGCCATTACACACATAATATCACAATTTACGTTTTGCATATAATCAATGTAATCAATGCAATCGTCCACACCAATATAAGTTGTGCAGCTAAACATTTTATCATAATCTAATCTCTCGGTAATATTTTCCAAGACCATAGTGTAAATAAGAACTTTAAAATATATTTAAATCATATTAAATAAACAAATAATTAAAAATAGACTCTAAAAATATATAAAAAATAATTTAATATTAAAAAATTATGTTATATAAATGTTAAGGTATTGGAGTACATGGAATTTTATGTGGTGGTTACATCACGAGTTGCACCATCGAAAATTTGAAAACCCACTAAAAATGTCTATAATAATAAGTAGTATCATAGGTGGATCATTTATATACTTATATCCACGTAAATTTACACTTCGTATACTGAATCATAAATACAAACTGCCGTATGCTCAATTATTATTAGGTGATTTAATAATTCATCAATTACCCATGTATCGAATGTTACGACAAAATTACACATCAACCATTTGTGGTAGATATTTATTACCTGCAACAATAATAAATATATTAATCTCTAATTTAAGAAAAATAAATAAAGACGAAATATATGATGTAAAATTTAGAACAGTAACAATACTAAGTTATGGTTCATTTACAGTTGCTAGTTTAATAGCTCACAAAAAAACCTTACAAAAAACCATACAAACCATACAAACCATACCAAAATTATTAATTAAATAAAATTAAATAAAAATTGAAATAAAAAATTCATTACCAATATACAGAAAAGAACAATGGCTATTTCTCTACAAAAACTAACAACATCCAGTGCTACAAAGAATGTATTCATTAGCTTCATAAAACCGAAAAATGTGAATATATATGAACGCATTCCGAATAAAAATCCATATGAATATAATAATTTCTTGTCACCACCACAATATCAGATATCAAAAAATATTTCATATTCAGTTACCGAAATACCTCCTCCCTATTGTAATATTTGTAAAAAATTTATGACCACAAATGACTGTAATAATATGATACAACCAAAGAATTGTCCATTGAATTAAATTATTGAATTAAATTATTGAATTAAATTAATAAATCACGTTCTCTCACACACAAAGTAAGAAATAAAAATTTTATACCGGAACAAAATAAAATAATATAAAAAAACATTAATAATCTATGCATATGTTTTTTTATATTATTTGTACCATATGTAAATCTCCGATAACATATGTAAATCTCCGATAACATATGTAAATCCCCGATAACATATGTAAATCTCCGATAACATATGTAAATGTATATAAAGACTATCTAAGAAATACTCATATGATGAAATGTTTTTTTTTCTTGTCATTACTATACCCAGCTGCAGCATGGAACCCTAATAATTATCCGTTTATTCCAGCCAGCACCGATACAACAAAGGTAAGAGAAATGATAATTGAAGCCCAGGGTAAAGATAAACGAATTCTAGACATTGGTTGTGGTCTAGGATATTCAACATCTTCTTCAAAAGGGTCATTAGGTATAGATACAGACAAACAGAATATCAAAAGAGCAAAAAAATTATTTCCAAATAAAAAATTTAAGCAAACATTTACAAATTATAATAAATACGACAATAAATATGATGTCGTTACGTGTATGTTCTATTTAAATAAAGTTCCTCAACATGTAAGAAAAGACATAATCAATATGGCCATTAATATAGCCCAAGAACGTGTAGTATTTGTTGACATTTCACCCGAATACAAACCAGACAATCATCTTCTAAAAAATAGTATATATATTCCTGATTATATTAAAAATTGTCGTAGCGATTTATCTTCATTTCATGAAAATATATTAGTAGATGGCTTATTAAATATTTGGATTTACAATAAAAAAAATAAATCAGATGAATATATATTTGAACAAAATATTTTAATCAATCAACCAGAATTGTATAATGGACGAAATAAATAGAATTCAATAATAAAATCCAATAAATAAATTATGTAAATAATATATATTATGTTTTTGAGTTCAACTACATCTTTAATAGCATTTGTAATAGGAACAATATCCTCTCTTTATTTATTCTACAATGGAAACAAAAACGATATAGTTTTTGGCATAATAACACTTACATTTAGTATTATTCAGTTATTTGAGGTCATTTTAAGAAATAATACGGAATGTAACACAACAAATCATATTTTTTCGCTATTAATAATAATTGTTCTATACTTTCAAGGAATTTTGTCTTGTATGGCTTACTACAAGATAAATACTGAAAATAATTTTTTCAACGCCGATTCAGTGAATTCCTATTACATTTTATACACGTTATTTACAGTGTATTTACTATTTTGGTTAAATAAATCAAATGTATGTTCAAATGTTTCAGAAGCAACAAATATATTAAAATACGGGGCATATAACAGACTTAAAGACAATTACATTCTATTAATTCTTCACATATTCTTCGTAGGTCTAATAGGTTTAATACTAATGACTGAAGTATACAATAAAAATTATGAAACTATCGTAAATAATAAATTCAAATACTTTTTCCTACCAATTGTCGGAGCAATTTCATTTATTTATGTAATGATCAAGGAGGTAGAAATATTAAAAGGATTAGACATATCTAAAGAAATAGACAATATTTCAAATAATATATTGGAGAAAAAAATGCCAATTGATAATCCAGTAGATAATCCAATTAATCCTATTAAACTGTTAGACTACTCTGGATCATTTGTTTCCGTCGCCAGTTTCCTGGCAACATTTATAGGCCCAATAACAATGCTTCGCATATAAGTATAATGCTTCGCATATAAGTATAATGCTTCGCATATAAGTATAATGCTTCGCATATAAGTATAATGCTTCGCATATAATAATTTAAAACTACTTTAAAATATTATAATTCATATATACATATGGATTTGGATGGATTTTTAATCGAAAGCGAAGTAAAAGAGTCATCTATTCCTAACGCAGGAAAAGGTCGTTTTTTCTTAAAAAACTACAACAAAGGAAAAGTGATTCGCATCCAAGAATTAGAAACAGATTTGCATGTATTTAAAGATATTAATGATATCAAACAAGCCGATGAAGATTTGATTTTAAACTTCGGACATAGTCGTTGTAAAAATTCCGATATCGAGACAGACTATGTATATGTGAATAAACAACCACTTTTCACAAATCACTCTTCAAATCATAACATTTCTTTCCAAATTCAAGCAGGAAAAAAGTTAACTTATTTAACTCGTGATGTGAAGGCAGGGGAAGAAATGTTACAAAACTATGAAGAATATTCAATAAATACCTGGTTTGAAAATTATTTACACTCACAGGGAAAGAAAAGTCTTCGTGAATTTGGAATCGAATTTAATAATGAACGCAGTAATAATGAACGCAGTAATAATGAACGCAGTAATAATGAACGCAGTAATAATGAACGCTTCAATAACGAAATAGAATTTTAATATAATTTATTTTAATTTAAAATAAAGTTAATAATAATTATTAATAGTTGCTCAATTAGCTCAGTTGGTAGAGCATTGCACTTGTAATGCAAAGGTCCATGGTTCAAATCCGTGATTGAGCTTAATAAATTATATTATTATATATTAATGAAACCATTAATATATGATAAAAATTTGGACGATATAGAAAAAATTATTAATAGCAATGGAAGTGTAAATCAAAAAAAAAAAGTAAAGTTAGGTGAAGTATTTACACCATTCAATTTAATTATTGAAATGTTAAATCAATTACCAAAAAGTATTTGGACAAATCATAAAAATAAATGGCTTGATCCTGGAAGTGGTATAGGTAATTTTTCAATATTGGTTTTTTACTATTTAGATAATGGATTAAAAAAATGGCAACCCAATAGTGAAAAAAGAAGATCCCACATAATTCAAAATATGCTTTATATGGTAGAAATATCTCAAATAAATGTCAACAAATGTAAAAAAATATTTGGAGACAAAGTAAATATTTCAAAAAGTGATTTTTTAAATGAAACAATTAAATGGCAAACAGAATTTAATATAAGTGAATTCAATATAATATTAGGAAACCCTCCATATAATATTAATGGAATGAAAGGAAAGGGACGAAGTGATAAAGGAGCAACAGTTATATGGGGTAAGTTTGTTGATTATTCATTAGACCTATTAAAAACAAACGGATATTGTTTATTTTTTACACCTAATAGTTGGACAGAGTTAAAATCACCATTGGCAAAAAAAATACTAACAAAACAAATTGTACTAATTAAAAATTTTGATGTTGTAAATGCTTACAAATTATTCGATAAAAAAGCAGGTTCGTTGCCACTATGTTATTATTTGATTAAGAATAGTAAACCGTCTACTAATACACTTATACATGATAATTTATTTGACAAGTTAATAGAATTTAATATAAATAAACATATGATTATTCCTAATAAAAATATAAACTTAATAAAAAAAATATTGTCAAAAAACAATGATTCATTAGAAAAATATTATAAATTTACACCAGCAAAGGAGAAAAAGGATGTAAAATTATATAAATCACAATATTCACAAGAATATTCATACCCTTTAATAAATTATGTACATAAGAAAATGCATGTAACATTTTCTAAAAATTGTAGCACAGTTCAAAATAATAGACCAAAACTAATATTACCCAACTATTCAATGGGGTATCCAATATTAGACACTAATGGTATATTAGATGTAGGTGGTCGTGTATCATATTATATAGAAATACCTGATAATAACATAACAAAATTAATAAAAATACAAAAATTTTTTATGACAGATTTGGCTTTAACAATAATTAATTCACTTAAGACAGCACAAAAATTTATAAGCACACGAACATTTAGTGTATTTCCAGACGTAACAAAAATGAATATACCGATTAACGACGAATCTTTGGCAAGATATTACAAATTAAATTCAGAAGATAAAAAATCATTATTACATCAAAAACAACAAGGAGAAGGCAATTTATCAAACGACCAAAAAGAATATTTATTATCATTTAATCTAGAAGATAATATCAATAAAACACAAAAAAATAATATAATAAACAAAACAAAAAAATGTAAACAAAAAGAAAAAAATAAAACAAGAAAAAAATAAAACAAATCACTTTTCTTTCTTTCCTCGCTGTTTAGTATCTTCTTCTAAAAACTTAATATAGTCATTTTTTTTAAAATAAATGAGTTTATTTTCTTCCTCACTCAACAAATTTAATACAAATATGTTTAAAAAATGTTTAATATTATTTGTTTTAAGTTCATAATAATTAGGATTATAGTTATTTTCTACCAAAAACACATGATATTCCATTATTGACATATCAATATGCCATGTATTTTTTTTATTATCTAAAATATTGATAATATTTACATTTTCATCACTAACTAAATTAATAATAATATATTCAGCATTTATTTTATTAATGAAGAGAGGAAAAACATTATTATCACATATTTGGCGCATACCTTTATCTAATTGAATTCTATATTCTTTATCTTCCATATTTTCAAATTTCCATTTATTAATAATTTTACAACATTCATCTTTACCAATCACATTAAATTTATTAAACTTACTTAGTCGTAATCTTAATCTGTCTTGTTTTGTATACATAAACCCTAAATTTGGACAAATATATAGAAATAAAAAAAAAGTTTTAAATATAAAACGTATTCTCATCAATAATAATACTAATATAAATTAATTTTATATCATATCAAATTATATCATATCAATTTATACATTATATCAATTTATACATTATATCAATTTAACAATATCCTCTGGAATCATACCATTTAGGTCATAAATAGGTTTTATTAAATTAAAGTTTTGTGATTCCAAATCATTATCATCGCTATATACTTTTCTTTTTGGATTATAATCAATTGCATAGTGGCCACAATTTATAGCATTGTGATAACCAGTAATTCTTTTCTGTAATATATATTCAGGTCTTTGTGTCATTGGAAAATAAGATATATACGAAGTTATTCGATTTAATTCAACTTCTTTTGATGGATTCATACCTACATTAGCGTGTATAGTCTTTGAATTCCACAATACAAAACAATTAGCAGGTATAATAAGTTTAACTGCATAATCAACGTGGACGTCATCCGGGTCCACTGGAATAAACTTATGTGTTTCGTCAATATCAACATAAAAAGTTTTATGTGATCCAGGCACAACAATAAATCCAGCATCATCTTCACCTACAGGTAAAAAATTATAAGCACCCTGAACAGAATAAAGTGTGTCCTTAGGATTTTGATCCACGTGCAACCAAATTCCTGATTGTTGTTCTGGAGAGAAAAAGAATGAAAATCCGTCATAACTTACTACTAGCTCATTTGTATTATGTAATTTTTTCCATATATTTAATATATTTTCATTTGTGCGCAGTCCCCATTGAAATTTGGCGTGTCCCAATCCGTATCCAGTAATCATACCGATATCCCACATCATAGGACTGTTTTCTGGCGTCCACGTAGATTTATCATGGAAATTAAAATTAGGTGTTACGTGACTCCAATCTAAATAAAATTGTGTAAATAAGTCAGTATATATCTCATTTTCTAATATATCCTTAATCACTACAAATCCATAATCGTCTAAATATTTTTTCCATTTAACATCATCATTTATGGTAAACAGTTGCGGTTTATATGTATTCATTTATTGTAAGTAAATAAATTATACTTAAATTAATTAAATTATACTTAAATTAATTAACAAATATATAATACAGATGTCAACAGAGAAAAAATGGATTTTCTACATTATATCTAACAATAATTATACGTATGCCGGTGTTTCACCGGACCCAGAGCGACGATTAAGACAACATAATGGAGAGATTAGCGGTGGTGCTAAATACACAACAAGTAAAGGCAAAGGTTGGAAACACGTTTGTTTAGTGGAAGGATTTCGTAATAAAATAGAAGCTCTACAATTTGAATGGGCAGTTAAACATGTTCCACCCAGAAATGCAGGAGGACTAACCAATCGAATCAAAAAATTATATACTTTATTTCAAAAAGAAAAATGGACATCAAAATCCCCAAAAGCAAACGAAGTTCCACTCACCATTATATGGTGTATCGACGAAGACACCAAACTAACATTGATACCAAATATTATATTACCCGATTATATTAATCAAAATTGAAATGAAAAGTATCGTATTTCACACCGATTAAAATCTATGCATCATTATTATGGCTACTTTGGATAATTTACCTTATTTCATCAAAGAAATTACCGATGTTATTGAAGAACAGTTTGTTAAAATAAATCAGTTATGGGAAGATCAAGAATTGGAAGAACAATACAAAATATCATATGTTTCATCTATTATTAAACTGAATTGTTGTTATTATTTAGTAAACGAATGGAAAAAAACGAATAAAGGTCATTCAGATATTATGGATATATTGGAAGCATGTAAAAATGATTATGAAAATAAAAATAATTCACCAATTCCAAATATATTTTATTCAGACGCATATGAATTGATGAAATATTATGTTTATAGAAAATGTGAAATTTTAATTGACAACTATGTAATCAATAACCCTTAATAGTAAAATACATAACGTTTAAAAACTAATCCAACAATACCGATAAATAAAATATACGATAAATAAAATATGCCCATAACATATATGAATTGTTCAATATTGTGTATTGTTGGATTAGTTTTTTTAATTGCAAACATATATCTCTCTATTGCAGCAGACAAAACAAAGAATAAGCAAGCATTTTACGATACATTAACACCCGAATTAAAAGAAAAATATGAATCCATTATCGTAGAACGCCGAAATATTTACTTTACAGGTTATGCTTATGGGTTGATTTTAGCATTTGCTCTATTATTTGCTAATAAATATAATTCCAAGAAATCAAAAATGTCGCGAACAACTAACATAGGTATGATGGTAGGTGTAACACTTTTAACTAATTATTTCTATTATATGTTAACACCCAAAAGCGATTTAATGGTGACCCACCTTGATAAAGAGGAACAGCGTTTGGCTTGGCAAAAAATATACAAGACAATGCAGTTTAACTACCACATAGGTTTAGTATTAGGAATAATTGCGTCTGGTTTCTTTGGTGCTTCGGTGTGTGCACTTTAATTATTTTTTAAACATATTACACATTCTTCTTTTTTTCCAATTTTAAGCTCTCCAACAATAGTTCTATTAATTTCATCAAAAGGAATATTAATTTTCACAACAACCCCCTCATTAATATAAGTACGTAAATATGAATATAGTTCTTTCACAGGTTCATACTGAATAGATAATCCTAATTTCGTAATTTCAGATATAATAGTTTTCACCTGTTCTTGTCTCTCTTCTTTGGTCTTATATTCTGACAATTTATATTCCTTTTTAACTTTTTCTTTCTTACTACGTTTTTTATTATTAGTCATAATAATAAAAAATAAAATTAATGAAGCTGTTCAACGATTAGCGTAAATGACCAATCATTATCGTGTAAATTAACTAAATTGCCCTTGTCATCTAATAATCTGATTCTCAATTTGTCTATTTTCACCGGTCCAGAGTAAACACGTGGAACATTAACGTCTGTAACGTCTTCAATTAATGGTTCAGGCCTCAATTTATCGATACCTTCTAACGGAATCATAGCCAATACATCCTTAGAAACCGGTCCATATATACGGTCGGATGTATTTGGTTTGTCATTATTTTTGCTTAACATAGCATTTTGGCTATATATTTGTGCTTTTGTAAGTTTGTCTTGATTACTACCTCTATTTGCACCTGTATTGATGGCAGTAATAGAAGAAGAACGGTCAGCAACACTTACAATACCGCTATTTATTTGTGCTTGATTGTAATCAGTTAATTCAAGTAGTAAATACTTAGGACCATATGTGTTAGCAGGAACATCGGTTTTTAAAGGAGTGGTTGTTAAATTAACACTAGATAATTCGCCCGATGCGTCAACACGTCTAAATCCTAGATTCCATCCTAAATTTTGATTAACGAATGACCCACCAACACAAGTATGTGAACAATCAATAAGTCCACCTTTTTTATAGAAAACGAAAGAAGCATCACCACTACCACTAGCAATAGATAATTTTTGACTAGTATTATCAATAGTGAAATTTAAATTAGTATCTTTTTCTTTAATAGCCAATGTTAACCCTGATAAATCATAATTACCAGGTTCAATATTTAGACATTCATATGATGACCCATTTGACGAAAAGGAAGTATTACCTAAATGATGGTCGAACGCATACCAACTAGTAGGAATCTGAACCGAACTAATACTAATCGAAACAACATCAACAAGCGGTTCGGATAAATCCAGTGTAAAATCGGTATTAAATTCGCGATCATTAAATCCAGGTGCTTTATCATTTGATTTCAATACGTTCTGACGAAACTGACTGTCAATTAAAACGACGCGTTTATTTATTCTTTGTTTACTAGGATTATTTAATCCCATCGAAGGTTGCAGAGCTAGATTATGGTAAACATTTGCGTTAAAGTCTATTTGACTCGGATTCGGCATCGAATTGTTATTTTTTAATTTATTTGACAACCTATTTTTACATTCATTAATAAAAATAAGAATATCGTTTTGATTTTGTATTCCTAAACTATTAGAAACAATCTGAGTTAAATTACCAACTGAATCTTCAAGTTGATTGATGGTATAATTTGACGGAAGTTTAAATATATTACACAATTCAGCATCAGAATACGAATTAACATTTAAATTACTAATGTTCATTTATATATTTTGTAGTTTATTTTTTATAAATACTTTTTTATTAAAAATATTTTCATAAAAAAACCAAAATAATTGCTCACTTCCATAATGACTCAGTTGTATAATTTCTTAAATGTCACGGTAAATGACCAGTCCATATTATTAATATCAATAATTCTTCCAAACTCATCATGTAATTTGATAGTCAATCGTTGTATATCAACAGGTCCAAAATATTCGCGTGTCCTATTTGCATGACCAGTCAAACCAGCATCGCGAGTCGATAAATTATGATATCCACCACCGGCTAAATTAATTCTGGTAATTATATTATTCGCTTTTGTATGTGTTCCATATGCAACAATAAACGATGGGCGCGAATTATTAATGTAATCTTCCACTGATAAAAACGCATAACGTGGGCCAGTTATGAATCCGGTCCCCTCAGATACGGCTGCTACAGGTGTAGAAGTTTGAATATCTTCACCCATAACATATTCAGCGGCTCTAAATCCTAACATCCAACCTAATCGAGTTTGAATATTTGTGTTTGTATCTAAATTACCATTATTATCTATATTAAATCGAATCTTGGATAATCGCTTCCGATTAGTATCATTTGAAGTATAACTATAACCAGTTCCTGTAATATTATCGTCAGGTAATGGAGTTGAAAATGCTGATTTACCATTAATACGATGAATAGAATATCGCAAATCCTGTCTGGCAATCTCAGTAGAACCAGCACTACTTTCTACGAAATTACTATTTAAATAATCATATTTTGTTGGATTTGTGAATTTTGCAAAGTTGCCATTTTTATCTATTGCACCAGGAGTAGACAATGTAATTGCTTCATTAACAGCAGTTTCAGCCTTGAAGCGTGACGCTTGAACCATCCATGACGTAGTGTCATAATTTCCGTCTATAATTTGACACAACCACGCACATTGAACAGGTTTAAAATTAGGTAAACTATTTCCTTGTAAATCACTGTATGTAATGGTGGGATTATTTAAGGAAAGATCATTTATATTACTATAACTACTATCCATACTATTAAATGACGAATCACTAATAATAAGCATTTTATTATTTCCATTACTTTCTGAAATAGAGTAATACGTCATCGGCATTTCAATAGCGGATATCCGCATACTAAGAACCTTACGTTGTATTTCAGGTAAATCCACAGTAAAATCCGTAGAAAGTGTACCATAATAATTAGGACGGAAACGAGTATCGACGCTCATATCTTGGGTTATTGTTCTAACAGCGCCTTGATTTAGGTACCAGTCAGGGGCAGGTAGTTCATATCTATTTTTTCCAACAAGTAAATTATCAACAACCTCATTACGTTGTATTTCGTCTCCCACGTTTACTTGACCATTGTCTTCATCCTCATCTTCTTCCTCATTTTCTTCTTCATATTCTTCCTCATCATCCTCGTCTTCTTCATCTTCTTCTTCATCCTCTTCTTCTTCATCAGGTTGAAAAAAAATATTTTTTGCTTTAATCAAAAAAGCTTCAATTTCGCCTTTATTTTGTTGTTTCATCGAATTAATTAACAAATCAATAGATTGAATTCGTTGTGTATATGTTGATGATTCATCTAAATCAATAATATCTAAAATATCTTGTAAATCATAATTATTAATATCTGTATCCAGTTCAGACAATTCCATATATATTTTATCTGTATTTCTTTTATGTGAAAATAAATTGAATTAGAATAAGTTCTATATCTTTATAGTATAACAATGGCTGCTGAATGTCCTATTTGCTGCGAGTATTACAATAACTCAACACGTGCAACTGTTAGATGTGAATTTGGTGATTGTAATTATACAGCCTGTAAATTATGTGTGCGTCAGTATTTACTAGGAACTGCAAGTGACCCTCATTGTATGAACTGTAAAAAAGCATGGAGTGAGAATTTTATGGTAATGAAATTAAATAGGAGTTTTATTACAAACGATTACAAGAAACATCGTAGTTCGCTCCTTGTTGAACGTGAAATAAGTAAATTACCTGAAACTATGCAATTAGCCGAACAACATAAAAAGGCAGATTTGGAAGATGAAGAAGCAAAAAAAATTACTTCGCAAATAATGAATTTACATAATGAAATATCAAGATTAAATCAGTTACGATATCAACATAACCGAAATGCTTATAATCTTCGCACTAACAAGGTGAAAGAAGAAAAAAAACAGTTTATTATGCCCTGTCCTAGTGAAAAATGTAGAGGGTTTCTATCAACACAATATAAATGCGGTTTCTGTAATTTATATACGTGTCCAAAATGTATCGAAATAATCGGACCTAATAAGAATGTTCCTCACACTTGTAAAGAAGAAAATATTAAATCGGCAGAACTAATTCGTAAAGAAACAAAGCCGTGTCCTTCCTGCGGAACACGTATTTCAAAAATAGATGGTTGTGATCAAATGTGGTGTATTGAATGTCATAAGGCTTTTAGTTGGAAAACAGGACGAATCGATAATGGCACTATTCATAATCCTCACTTTTATCAATTTCAGCGGAATAACAATAATGGACAAATTCCACGTGCGCCGGGAGATGTTGTATGTGGAGGTTTGTGTAGCTATGAAGCTATTAGACGAAATGTTATTCCCAAAATAGATTATGGATTGAAGACATATTTGAATGAATACGATTCTATATTAAAAATGCGTGAGGCGTTGTTGTTAATTCATCGTATACTTAACCATATTAGACATGTGACCTTGGTTGACATTCGTCAAAAGGTGGTTGATTATTCGAACTTTGAAAAACTACGTGTCGATTACATTCTACAAAAAATTACAAAAGAAGACATGGAAAAAAACATATATAAAAATGATATTTCGAGACGAAAACTAAGCGAACAATTACACATTTATGAGCTATTTAATACAGTCGGTATTGAAATGTTTACTGCTTTGGTTAATAGTAAAAACACCGATTCTACCGATGTTAGATTTATTGATGAATTATCTAACCACCTTAACGAATATAATAACTTACGTATATACTGTAACGCAGAATTTTCAAAAATGAGCATCACATATAATCAAACAGCACCCGAAATAACCGAAACATGGAAATTAACCACACAGCGTGCAAGTCTGAAAAATGTAAAAAAACAAATAAAAAACAAATAAAAAACACAAAATAATAAAAAACTATACTACAAAATAATAGAGTAAATATTCAAAATATTATATAATATCCAACTCAAATCTTTTATAAAACATTTTTTTTATATGTTTAATAAAATTAAATTTATTGTTATTAGTAATCCACGCAGGAACACGTAAAATTCCTTGACCTCTTTTTACGTGTGTCGCTCCTTTAAATAAGAGAATATCACACATTTTAAAAATTTTAAGTTCCTTTTCCGTTAATTCGCTTCTATCTATCCTATATTTACTTCTGTAAACATAAAAATTATAGTTGTAATCTTTATAAATTTTAGGACGTTTATTTAAAACTAACCTCTTATATATTAATCCAATACCCATTACATTATTTTTATCATTATGCATTTCAAATACAAATATAGGCGATTCGATTTGTATATCTTCACTTATTTTTTTTTGTAACCCATAAATACATCCATTCCATTTGTTTTTATGCCGCCAATTCATATTTTCTATCCATGTTTCATTATTAAATCTAGTTGTAGCCAGTTCACACATTACACTACATTATCTTTTCATGGAGAGAAATATTCAATTTTGTAAAAAATATAATGATTTATTATATGAAGCCTGTGTATTATTTCTTTATTGTTATTTTATTATTATCAAAAATAGCATATTTGGTTTCGTCAGCCAAATTATATTATGTAGAACATAACACACCTCATGATTCTTCCATACCAATGCTTAAAAAACAGTCAGAACGATTATTAGCAATTAGTTCGGCAGGAATAATAATTGCATTATTAATAGATTTCGGACACAGTTTATTAAAAGGAGAGGGTAAAATAGAAGTAGACAAGACGGAACAAGTAATCTATTTTATATCAGGAATATTAGGACTTTTACATATGAATTGGGAGTTAATAATATATAATAAATAAGCATTTAAAATAAACATTTAAATTAAACATTTAAATTAAGTATTCAAAATCATAATTTTTTTGATGTAATTTATTAATATTTATAATATCATCAACATCAAAATCGAAAAAATCCCATATATATTTGTCATCTAATGGCCGTTTTTTAATAAAGTCAGCCATAACCAGTATATTTGGTATAAATTTAAACGCATATTTTTCAAGGTATTTCATTCGATAACGTGTGGCTTCGTAGATATATAACGCCGTTTTAGTGGATAGGAATTCTTTTACAATATTTAAATTATCTATGTTGTCGTCTAGAATAACATAATTATCCCGATTACATATACCGTAACTACCATCAGTATCTAAGTAAGGAAATCCATACATTTTATGTGGTAAAATTAATTTAATCTGTTTATAATACTTACAAGATTCATTACTATATTTAATGTCTAAATAAGGTTTATTTCCAACGCTACTAATTTTTGCACTGTTAATATTTTTGTATGGAAAATCCTTACTATATGTAGTATTCAGTTTGACATTTTTACTAGGCATATTTGTTTTAATTACATTCAACGAACCATATAAGTTCACATATTTCATAAATTTATTGATAATGTGGGCACCAAAAATAGGAATAGGATAGTTAATCTTTATGTTATACTTCACATATGTAGATTTATCAACATCAAATATATTTATATTATTATTACTTTTCGTATTTCTTAATAAAAAATAACAAGTTGGTGTTTGTGCATTACCGTTGAATATCTTGTTTGTTTCAGTATTGGAGAGACAATGTATTTTATCAATTTGATATTGACACATAAAATCATAAGCCTTTGATTTATTGGGTTTCATCCATATTGAAGGAACTATCATAATAAGTTTTCCATTTTTAACGAGTAATTTTAATGATGTTTTTATAAATTCGAACCACAATGTTTGCCCATCTTTTTTCTTATTTTTCTCTCTATTAGTCGGAACTTTTTTGACACCATTAATATTATAAGGAGGATTCCCAATTATATAAGAAAACTTTATATGTTTTATTGAATCTGTAACAAAATCTAAATTGAATATATTTGCATTTTTTCCAAATATATTTTTTAGTGTTTCGATATTTTCCTGTTGGATTTCAACCATATAAATCATATTTTCAATAATATGTTTGCGTCTTTCTTCGATATTCTTAATTATATTACTTAATCCACTATCTAATTTCCAGAATAGAAAAATAGAAAAAAAACCCGTTCCAGCACCTGGATCAAGCCATTTATTGTTTGGGTCAGTAAAAACATCATGATCAATAAGTTCAAACATCTTATGAATTAGTGTATAAGGTGTAAAAATCTCTCCATACTTTTCCTTTTTTTCTTTTGAAAATAAAATAGTTTGAGTATTAATATTTGTATTAACAATAGACATATATTAATAAATATGTTAATTAATTTACACATATAATTCATTAGAAAAATTCCCTAGTGGAATTCTTCTTTTCCTAATTTTTATGTTTTTTATTTTTTTATTTTTTATTTTTTTTTTTACGAAATGGAATCAACTTCATCAAAATCATGATTAAGATTTCTTACAACATCAGGACGATTAACGATTCGTTGATATCTTCTACGCAACGAATTTTGAAGAGCCGATGGTGGAGACGATGGTAGTGATATTTGTTGGTCTACTGATGTTTCCATCGTAAAATCAGACGACGTTCCACTTACCAGAGAAGGAATCGACGAGTTATCATCATCATTGTTATCATCTTCCTCTTCGATTTCATCTTCCTCTTCGATTTCATCTTCCTCTTCGATTTCATCTTCCATTTGCTCTGAAGCAAGCTGTCGTAGTTGTTGTTCATGTTGCATATAGTAATAAATCCAGTTAATTTGGTTATAAAGGTACATATTCCAATAATTTAGATTAGCAACTTGTTGTTCTAGTTGTGTAACTCGTTCCTGTAGAGCAGCTTCTTCATCGCTAATCGGATTGTTATTCTTGAGAAGAATCCAATACCATGGCTCATCATACACCAGACGAGCACTGGTTTCTTCATTCAGAATTTTATTTTGAATGTTTCTCGTTGCTTGATTGTCTTCCCATTGTTCGAAGTGAAGGAAAGCCATATAGTATTTAATACCATTGGCACTTGATTTTTCCACAAAGTCAACACGCTTGATGGTTCCAATATTAAGAGACTGAAACTTGTTCGTGATAAGATCTTTGTTTGCCCACTCGGATACAACACGAGGAATGCAGAGCGAAAGCTTGTTGTCGAAAGTCATACCGGTATTCATGTTGCTTGAGGTCATTATTGTTCTTGTAATGCTTCTACAATTATGACTCATCCTATTTCAATTTTTTTTCAGACATTCATAAATTACAATAATCATGAGTTCCTCTCTCAAATAAATGTATTGCATTATTTACGGATAACGGTAAAAAATTATTAATGAAATGTATAATACCATTATGTTCACGAGGTTTTGCAATAACCTTCTCGAAATTATCAATAAAATTGGACAAGTCACTGCTGTAAATAGCATCCCTACATCTATAGTTGCTATCTACACACGAGAAAATTCCATTTGTAATACAAGGATTATAACAAGAAGCAACTAAACAATCAATAAGTTCTTTATTATTATTCCACTGGATAACCATTTTACATTTGTTGTTATTACGAGGTTCACATAGAATAATTCCTAATTTACCATTAGCAGTTTTATAAGCATATTCTGGTAATATTATCTCTAACATATTTCGAATACTGTATTCTAATGAAAATATATTGCAACAATTAATGTAATTTGCATACGTTTCGATTATATCTAATAAATTTATGTTTGGAAACAATAACAGAAGGGCAACGATACTACCAGAACTGTATCCAGCAATTAACTTCGGTTTTTTATTTGATATATACTGACGCCCATATCCAAGACAGTACCAGAACGCAGGAAAACCACCTCCTTCAATCAAAACATCAACAGGACTCTCATCAGTAGATGTATCTATATTCATAATGTAGATATATAAATATATAATATTGTTTTAAATATTATAAGATTTTCATTTATTAGTAAGGTATTTATTATAATATTCTAACCAGTCATCAGGTGAATGTTTAGTTTTACCATCATAATTCACGGCCAAATTTTGTTCCACAAGCCAAGGTCCAATTGAAATATTTTCATGTATTACATCGGCCAATAATCTACCATATTTTTCAGTGTCAACATTTTCTAATTCAACCATTTTATTAAGAATTTTATTTTCTACTTCTTTTTTAGCTAATAATGCACATTTCTTTTCGTTTTCATTTTTACTTCGTATTTCAGGACAATCAATTCCCCTAATTCTTACTGAAAATTTATATAAATTGCTTTTATTGTAAGGTAAGTAAGAAGCCACAGTAATTGTGTCGCCATCGTAACATTTAATCACACGTCCACTGGTTATAGGTGGAATAAATTTTTTAATTGTAGAAGGATTAATATTTTCAGGTATATAACGTGTATTTTGCATACATTTAGATTTACACACCCCCATTGGATAACATTATATAATATCTTTAAAGTTATTATATAATAGCTTTATATATGTCTAGTTCGAGTGATAGAACGAAAAGATTATCGTCAAAAACAAAATATAATGAATTATCAACAAATATAAGATTCCACAATACAGTTACACCAGTTAAAAAAGATGGTTCCAAATACGAGATGTTTGGGGTTACTAGATATAACAATAATAGTCAAGTTCGCAATTCAATAAATACATTTAATAGTTATGCCGAACGATTGGAATTAAAAAAAGGAAAACAATATACAAATACTCCGATAAATGGAATTAATAATCTTAAATATGATATGAAAGCTGGAAATTTAATGCAGATAAAATACAATAATACGATTCCTCTTGTAGCAACAGGAAAATTAGATATTAGTGGTGAAAAGTTAATGAGTCCTAATGGAGATAATTTAATTCCTTATCCTAGTAACACAATAACTTATCCAGGTTTTATCATAGACCCCAATAATGAAATCTTCAAAAAAACAGGCGTAGGTAGCACAGAAAATCAACAGCAAAATTGGATAAGAAATCTAAGCACAACTGAATTTAATGATTCGAATCAGTGGAATAAATTGAATAAATCACAAGATTTACAAAATTTTACTCTAACAGGCGGTGTCAATTTATGGAGTGAATTTAATATTAACGTAACGGTCGATCCCGAAGTTAGTGCTTATGTTATGAATGGTATACATCGAAAGGGTAATTTAATAAACGAACAAAATCCGACCTTATACTTTGATCCATATGATACAATTAATTTTATAATGGATGCATCGGGCAATGATACCACCAACATACATAAATTACGTATCAATATCACTAATTATAGAGTTGATGATAGTGATAAAACAGTAACAAATCCACAAGCATCTAATCAAGGAATTGCAAAAGGAACTATTACATGGACACCGAACCGAAAAGGTAGATTTTTTTACAATTGTCACCGAGACGGAAAGATGTATGGAATAATTATAATAGGCGATGGCAGTGAAAAATATCCAGATGTAGAGCAAATAATTCAAGATGAATTAGCATCAAATGTTAATGAAACAGCAATTACTTCATCAAGTCAAGTAAATGTAATAGTTTCTAATGGTAATAAGTATGTATTTAACGGCGAAAATTCATACAATCCAGCTACGATTTACACTTTAACACAAGGATCATATACTTTTACTAACATACCAGAAGCACATCCGATGGCAATATTAAATAATAATATAAGTAATATCACATATAATGCAAGTTCAAATGCTAATAATCCAATAATTATAAAAGTAAGTGGTGGTTCTATGTCATCCAACAACAATGGAGATTATTATACTTTCACAAATAGTAATGATGCTGTCATTAATATTGCAAATGGTGGATTCAAATTTATGAGAGGTAAAACGTACCGATTCGACGACGACGGTCTTACAACAACAACAACAACAACAACAACATATAATGGTGTTACTACTACGACAACCACAATAACTCATCCGCTTAAAATTATTACATTAGCAAATAATAACACATTAAATACAGTAGGAGGTTCTATAACTGTCACCATACCTGAAGATGCTTCCACCACATCAGGTGATTTATATTACCAGTGTTCTAATCACCCTGATGATATGAGTGGGAACTTATCATTATTATATAAACAAGTAACCAATTCAACAGCAGATGGTTTCTACGACTTTTATTATGGTAATATGGATGTAACAGTTACAGGTGATTTTGGCACTGTAAGTGTTTACTGCTACCATCATGGTTATATGGGAGGTGAAAACTTATTAAAATATATTCAATAGAGTTTACTAAATTCGACAGTTAATGACCAATCCATATTATTCAAATCTATTATACGACCATATTCATCAAACAATTTAATAGTCAATTTATCAATATCAACTGGTTTAAAATAATTACGCGGTGTTCGTCGGTGACTAATAAAACCAGTTTCGCGCGATGATAAATCGTGACCTAAACGTAAAGGCGCCAAACACAAACGAGTCATTATTTTCTTATCAATAATATAATCGTTAAAAGCTACCATTAATGAAGGATGTGCATTATTTTGATAATCTTCGATGGAGAGAAATCCATATCTTAACGATGATATAAATCCGACGCCTTCGGAAACTGCAGAAAATCGTGATTTGCTTAATTCCGATGCACCCACTACATATTCGGCAGCACGATATCCAATAGCCCAACCCATTCTTTTGTGGATATCTGTGTTAGTGTCCAAGTTTCCGTGTGTATCAACACAAAATCGTATTTTTGTAATATTTTTAGTATTGTATTCATATGAAGTATTTCTATTAAACTCAGTTGGTAATGGCGTTGAGAACACTGATTTGCCATTAATTTTATTAATAGTATATCTAATATCTTTAGTTCCATTAAAATCGCTGTTTAACCAGTCTTTTTCTAATGGAGTTTCAAAAGCAGCGAATTTGCCATCTTTGTTTATGGCTCCTGGAATTGCTAACGTAAGCGACCTGTTCATACTTCTTTCAATCATTAATTTATCAGTCAACCAAGATTTTGTATCATAATTTCCGTCTTCCAATTTAACACGCCACGCTATCGAGACTGGTTCAAAGTCAATAATATTGTTACTAGAATTTACATAAGAAACACTATTAATTGGAACAGATGCCGAATTTAAGGACGAATCTGCAATAACTAACATAGTATTATTTCCCAAATATTCAGATATAGAATAAAACGTCATCGGCATTTCAACAGCAACAATAGACATTTCTAATACATCTTTTTGACGTTCAGGTAAATTTATAGAATAAGATGTTGATAAAGTTTCGTAATAATTATTACGATGACGCGAATCAATACTAATAGTTTGTTTTACTACATTTTTTCCGATTTTATTAATAGATAATGTATCAGGTATTTTCTCATAAAAACGTAGTATATTTTCACTATTTATATTGTATTTTTTAGAATTTTCATTAGAATTTATAGGTTTTATATAACTATTGATGCTAGTAAACCCTTCTTTTATTTTTTTCTTTCTTTGTATAGGTTTATCTAATTGTCGATATCCAATAAAAGATTCACCGATAAGTTGTACTGAAATTGGTTTTGTTATTACTGCTCCACTTTCTAGTGTTTGACGTGTAATTTTAAATTTAATACTTCGTGTTTCAGTGTCTAGTATGTCAATTATTTCATCTACTTGTAATGTTGTAGATGCATAATTTATAAAATCGAGTAAATCAAAGTTTGTATCAGAATCTTCATTGCGGTCTTGTTCTAATTTTTGAAATATAAGATCTAACGCACTAATATATTCCTCATAGTTAATTTCAGATGTATTGGGGTTGTCTATTACATTTGACCTGAGTGTATTAAAATTATTGACACCCCAATTTAATTCAATAGGATCACCGTTGGTATTTAGTATTTCAGTTCTAAATCCTTGTTTCAATAACCACGACAATCTATTATATCCATCTTCAGTACGTTCCTTATTTATTTCTTCAAAACTAGTATAAACAAACTCTTCTAATGTTTTTTTTTGATATAAATCACCTAAATAGATAAGAATATTTAATGAGAATATGAGGTCCACATCTGTATATCCATCATTATTCAATAAAAAAAGTTTTTTACGGTCAGAAAAATTATTGTCCTCTAATAATTTACCTCCCTCCTTATTATTATAATCATCAGTGATATTACCGTGTATTGTAACTAAATTAATAAATACGCGCAATTCTTCCTTCGTTAAATTGTTCAATGCATGAAAATCTTTGTATGTTTGATTGGAGAAAATACTATTTTGTAGTAAATTATTATAACTCATTTATAATTATTAAATATACTACTTTTACATATTAATTGCTTTAATTTCATTTTCCATATTAATATCTTTATTCTCATCCATTAACATTATTGCCATAGCTGCATAATTATGTAAATCAATTAGTGTATCACGAATTTTTTCATCTTCAACCAATGTAATCCCTGAATTAGTTATAGATTGGAGTCGTTGAATCTTATCACCAATACGCACTAATACACCAACTGGACCATATGTAGCAAATGCATCTCCATAATCTTTATTTTTTTTACTAAATAGTTCCTTCGCTTCTAATTGAATACTATCCATTTGTTTTACTCTATCGACCATTTTGTATTGATTTAAATACAACTATTTAAATCAATTTTATACACTAATTAGCCAAAACCACCACAACTTCCACAAGGTTTTGCTTTCATTAGACCATATAAATCCATACATAACGCTATACGTTTTAGTTCATATTTGTCTTGAGACATACTATCTGTCGTGTTAGTAGTTTGTGGTGTCATACTCAATATTGTGTTACTATTTTGAGTCGTGTTACTACTTTGTGATGTGCTACTAGTCGGCGATGCACCACTAGTATATCCAGATGTAAACATCATACCTATTTTTGTAGACATATTATTAACTTAATATATTTAATTTGAACATATACTACAATTATTGTTAGCATTAGCAATCATTCCATACATTTTTGTTTTATTTCCATATGAAGGTGTGACCGTATTTACATCAGATAGTAAATAACCAGCTTTTTTTCTTGCTAAATATCTATCATAAGAATTGTGTTTAACAGCAACAGTATTTTTATCATCACTGCTGACAGCCACATTTAATGCTCCAAGATTCATAGTGTAAACTGACGCAGACGCACGAACCTGATTCCAAATGCGTTTTTGTCTAATTTCATTATGTTCCTTGCTCCTACAGTTTTTACAAGTAACTACATTTTGTGTAACTACCAAATCTTGACCAGAACAATCACATGTATTTGCAATATAAGTAGTCATTCTATATAAAATTGAATATATTATTTATAGTAATTAATATTTAATTATGGAATATGAATGTCAATATTGTGAAAAAATATACAAGCGAAAAACGATGTATGATAAACATATTTTAATATGTAAAATTAATTGTACATCGATTAGAGATATTGAAAAAGAGAAAGATAGTTTAGATGAATATGATAATAAAACGTTATCACAATTGGTTTTACTCCTTTATAAACGGGTGGACGAATTAGAGAAAAGACAAAAAAATAATGTAGATAAAAATCTAAATATTATTAATTGGTTAAATGAAAATGAAAATCCTAGTACTGGTTTTAAGTGTTGGATTAAAACAATAGAAGTTAATAATACTACGATTCATAATATTATTAAAAATGATTATATGAAAGGACTAATAGAATTAATAGATTTACACATCCGTGAATCTGATATACCAATTAAAGCTTTTGAACGAAAAAAGAATGAATTGTATATTTACGAAAATGATAAATGGTGTATAATGAACCAAGAACTATTAAATTACTTTGTAAATACGCTGTCTAGAAATATTATGAATGTTGGTATTAATGTTATTATGGCCGATAAAACATTGTCTAATGAACTACCTACAAACGTTAAAAAATTAAATGGTGGAAATTTTAAAAACGACAAAATATGTTCAACTATTAAAAAGGATATATATGACAAAATCAAAATATATATTTAAATTTTAAGCGTAATAAATTTTAAACATCAATTCAGCTAACCACTTACACGCAAATTCAAGTTCTTCAGTATTTAATTCGTCAACATCAATATCATCCATATCTTCTATATTTTGTAAACGTTCTGAAATATTTTTTTTATATGTCCATTGATGAACATGATTTTTTTGTAATATAGATTCACTAAATCCTACTAAATCCTTTCGAATATTTTTCAAGTAGTCCATAATGTATGGTTCGCCTGAAGCCATCATTTTATTTGGTCGATAATTAGGAGCAATGTCAACAATTATTACTTTTTCTTTGGCAATTTCTTTTAATTTTTCAATAATATTTAAACGTGCAAATTGCGGAACTTCATGAAAAAAAAACATAGCAGTGACAATATCATATTTTTTATCCGGAATCCAATGTTCAATATGTCCCTGTTCAAACATCTTTTTTGGAAATAACGATCTTGCCATAGTAATCATTTCATTGCTAGTATCTAGACCTAGGCTACCTTCATTCAGAGACGTAGAAAATCCTGTTCCACAACCAACATCTAAAATAGTTTTTTTATCTCCTTCATTATTTATTATTTCTTCTCTTAAATTACGACCATACACCGTTGCGTCTGTGTATTTTGTGAAAATAGGCGCCAATTTAGAATGAATGGAAAAAAAGGTATTATCATTTCCCATATTATGAATGCGTGGATCATATGGATAAAATTGTGGATTCCACCCATATGTCGTTGATATAATATTAAATATTAAAAGCGTAATCACTTTCATTACAGTAATATTGGTAATTTATTTTTATATTAAATTTAAATATTATAATTTAAATATTATAAATCAAATGAATTGTTGACTTCATCTGGTGTCATGATGGTAAGCTTTAGTTTACGCGCTTCGTCTATTTTCCCTGTTGAAATATTCTTGTCCTTCACAATAACTAGGAATGTTTTTTTATTAACCGATGAACTCATCTCAGCTCCAACTTTTTTTAATTTTTCTATTAAATCGTTATCTCTGAATCCAGTCATCACAAATTTTTTATTGTATAATGGATGAGTCGTGTCAATATTTTCGCTTACTACTTGGTTTTCATTTAATTTATATTCTAATCCTGCGTCTAATATCCATTTATTAAATTCGTCAATATGGTCAACAAATTTCTTTGCTGTTTTTTCGGCCATACCACTTATCATTTTCACCTTATTTATTTTTTCTTCATTGCTAACTTTTGATGTTAATATGTCTGTTTCTTTGTTAAGAATCATTTTAAAACGCTTTTCACCAAATCCACGTCCAAATATATTTGTAGCCTGCATTAGTTCTGGTAAAGTTGTGCTTTTAATTTTTTCACTAATACCACTGCTTATTTTTGTTGCTAATTTATCTTTGAAACCTTCTACCTTTAAAAAGTCATCTTTACTCATTTTAATAATTTTTGGAATCGTATTGAATCCTGCTTCCATAATTCTTTTAATATTGCCAGTGCTTAATCCCTCCACACCAATTATTTTAAAGAATCCGGTAATCGTTTTATTAATTACCGTTTCATTCGTTTCTTTGTTTTCCAACATAATATCAACATTTGTACTATTCCAAACATATTCATCTTTCGGCATCATTGGTTCGCTCGATGATTGGATGACTTCGACTATATGAGGAATCACATCTCCTGAACGGATTAATTTAATAAGAGAACCAACACCAATCTTATTATCTTTGATGAACTTAGCATTGAATCCAGTAGCGTATTCTATGGTGACTCCACCTAATACAATAGGTTCTATTTGAACTCGTGGTTTTAAATATCCATCTTTACTCGGCGTCCAAATAACATCTAAAACTTTTGCTTCGGCGATTTGGTCAGACAAAACCATCTTGAATGCAAATGCATGTTCGGGATTTCCCGTGACTCGTGGATATATATTATCGTCAATGCATATAATTCCATCGATTTCATACTCATATGATTCTCGCCAGTTGACAAGTAAATCAGATAGTAAATTGTTGGTAATATCTACATGGTTTTCATATTTAACTAAAATTATATTTTCCAGTGATTCAATATAAGTAAATTGTTCAGATGGTTTTAGGATGGGTTTAATTATTTCGTAAGCTACAAAATCAATCGTTTTATATTTTTCTGGTTCTACTTTTTTCTGATTAATTACACCAGCTACAAAATTACGTGGATTTGCAAAATCGTCTTTATAATTTGATTCGAAAACAGATTTTTTTATGATAAATTCACCACGTAACACGATATTTTTTTCTGTTGGCAGGGCTAAATATGGAATTAGATGCGATACATCTTGACCTACTTTTCCATTTCCACGTGTATATAATTTTGGTTCAGCACCTTCGGTGGAATAAAGACCACTAACACCATCTAACTTACAGGATAAAACATATGGACCTATGAATTTTTTTTGCCAATTTGAAAGAGCATTTGTATCAGGTTTTATTTTATCCATCGACCACATTTCATACGGAAGTGTTACTTTTTTCTTATCGACATCCATATTACAAACGGTGTGTCCTTCTAATGCGGCTTCATTTGAAGGATACATATTAAGTGTAGTTTCTCTTAAAATATCATATTCATTATCACTCATAATGGGGTTGGAATCACAATAATAAGCATTATTTGCAGCCCTAATCATATTACTTAACTCTTTTTCGGACAGTGTTTTTAAAACACTAATTCCTTCTTTCTTAAAAGCTTCAATATTTGTTTGGTTGCGAGATTTATTAGATTTCTTTAATGTTTTATTTACAGTTATTTTCTTTTTATTATATTTAATATATTTCACCGAACGACTATCAATTCTATTTTGCGGTTCAATATATTCCATTCCTAAAAATTTGAAAATATCTCTTTCTGAGTCAAATGTTTTGTCTACTTTGTTTGTTTTCTTTCCATTTTCGATATGATATAAACCATGTTCGTTCAACGTGTATCCTAGTTTAAGCGCACGTTGTCGCTGAATAGTGTTAAATATTTTGCTTCCAGTGAAGTATAATATGGAAAATGGATACTCCTCAGGAGATGCATATAAGAAATCTACACGACGTGCTGGTTTATCGTCGAGTTTTGTGACGGTTAGACTTTTACTCTTGCCACGACTCAATACTTCAACTATTACTTTTTCTTCAATAAGTGCATCAATAAATAGAATGAACGCATTTTTATCATTATCTTTGTTTGTTATGATTAAATCTATATCACCAGATGTTTTTGCGTTCCTTCGATAAGAACCGACTATTTCAAATGAAGAGTTAGGTGGTGTGGCATTCGAAAATATACGTTCAAATACCTTTTTATAAATGTCTATTTCTTCACGTGGGATACGTTTTTCTATATCTTCGAAATAAGTAAGACCTATTTTCATTGCATTGTTAAGAAGATCGGTATTTTCTTTTAAATCTTCAATACTAGTTATACCTTTGTCGACAAATTCCTTTGCCTTTTTGGGTCCTATTCCATAGACTTTGGTAAGAATATTGATAGGATCATTTCGTTCATTTTCTAACATCTCAATTTTCCCAGTATTTATATATTCACTAAGCTTATTCAATGTTGTTTTACCTAATTTAGGTATATTTTTCAAATCATTTATGGAAGTAATATCATTTTCATATAAAACAATAGATTCACTAGCTTCACGATAAGCTTTAGCTCTGAAATGTTCGCCTTTTTTTGATAGCAAATCATCTATTTCATTCAAAGCAGATATTAATTCTTCATTGTAACGTTTCATATTTTTAGATGATTGAAATAGCTTTATATCCTCATTTAATTTTAATTTTTTTTTCAGTTTTTTTATTTTAACTGTTTTGTTCAAAAGTTTAGTGCTCATTATATAAATCATTCAAATAATTTCAATTTATTTTGATTTTAATTCATCGAAATACTTATCAACAAAATTAACCCCAAAATCATTATGTTTTAACTTGTTAGATTTATATAATGTATCCATAAATTTGGTTTTTTTCTTACTTACTTTAATTTTAATATTAGGATTTGGATATACAGGTAAATTTTTTGTATCTAACATTATAAATAAAAATATATAATATTTATATTATGACCTTAATTACTAAAAATAATAGTATTTATGCCAATTATAATGGAGATGTTCTAGATATATATGCTATTGAAGGTTCAAATGGTAATAGAAAAATGTTTTATACTCAGTTAACAAGTGATGATATAAAAGATATGATTGCTAGTCCTTCGCGTGAACATACATTAGAACAACGTTTAACAAATGATTTTAAATGTGATTATAATTTTAAAAAACCTTCAAAAAGACACATTAATCAGTATCCTAAATATTTACTTCAATCGATAAAAGCGTCGGAAATGATTAGTCCACAAATAAAAAAAAAACAAACAAGAAAAAAGTCAAAAAAATCCAAAAAGCCAAAAAAAACAAAAAGTCGTAGCAGAAAAAGTCAAAATGATACAAGACGAATTGTTTATACTCCTTACAGAAAACCAAGTATTACAAAAAGAAAAAAAAACTATTTAACACCTAGGTCAAATGATAAATTAATGAAACTAAATCAAGAAAATACAGAAATACCTTCGATAGAGAAAACAATATTTTAAATACTTAAACAGAGAGCATTATAAATATCTTTTTTTAGATTAGAAATATTTTTATTTTTATTTTGTTTATACAATTTAACAAAATCTTTATCATTTTTTTTTAAATATTTTGAGGATGCGTATATAATGTCACATGTTACATCGTCTTGATAAATACACTCAATGTATATATTTTTTTCTTTTTTAATTTCTTTGATAAATGTTAGAAAATCATCAAAATTATTTTCAGAAAAAATAACAACATAAACTGATATTAGTTCTATTTTTTTTTTATATTTTTGACTACTATTTTCATTATATTCATTCATTGTATAATACGAATCACTATTATGTGCTAACTTACGAATATATTCATCAAAGTTATTACAATTTGCTACCATATTAGTGTTATTAATTCTGTGCGACATTTCTATTGCATACCCCATTATACAGTTACTTAATATTTAATATTATAGATTATATACTACATATGTAGTATATAATAAATAAGTATTATTATCCCTACTTTTGTATCCGATTAATATATATGTCTGACTCTTGGAAGGAGAGTAACATTAAAAAGCCTGTCATAAATGCAAATAAAATATTTACAAATAAATTAGTATCCAAAAGTGGTGTATTTCATAATGATTTGACAGATGTATGTTTTAATGATATAAGTTTAGACTTAGTTAAAAATATAGTTGTGAACAATGTGAAATCATTAACTACCGATACATCTATGAAAACGCATATATTAAAAGCAAATGTCATTGATTTAGCAGACGATTTAAATTTTATAACTATAGAAAATAGTATTTACAGTGAAAAAGCATCAGGAATACATACTTTAATTGGAACAGATATTTCTTCAAATAATATGCAGTCAAAAGATACATCTATAAATACGATAAATTCTCTCGGTAGTAATATAAATTTTGTTAACGATGTATCTTTCAATGAAAATGTAAATGCAAATAATATTGATGTTAGTTATTTGTCCAGCAATAACCCATCTATCAAAATACAAGATGACGTATCAATAATTGGTCATTTAAAAGCTGCAAATATAAAAACAAATACAATTCAAGGAATGAAACCTACAATACTAATAGATGGTTCTGTGGATATTAATGGAAAAGTAAACACAACAGATATATCTGTTAATAATAGTTTAATAGCAAACAAATTATATATAAATGACATTTCATCGGTAAACAAATTAATTATTCATTCTGATTTGTCTTTTAATAATAATTTACAAATAAATGATATATCATTGGATAATATTTATTCATTATCTACAAACACAATATTCATTAATAAAGATATATCTTTCAATAACCTAAAAATAGGTGAAGATTTGTCTTTTAATGGATTTATATCACCAATAGATAACTGTTTAACAGTTATTGGAAATCTTACTTTTAATAAAAATGTCACTACAAACGAAATAAAAGCTGACAAGATTAGTTTACATAGCAGTTCCACAGATTCCAGCTCTATTATTTTTAATTCAGACGTGGTAATAAATGGTGGGATTTACGCCAAAATGCCTTACATATATAAGGCAGAAGTAGTAAATACATTAGAACAGTTTAGAAGTAAAAGAAAAGATCAGTCACTTAAAATAGGCGCATTGATTTTACTAACTCCGAGTGAAGATGATAAAATTTATACAATCAGTTCACTTGAAGATTTTAAAGTAAATACCGATATTTCAATAGTTAGACCTACTAGTCCTAAAACGACATTGTATATTAAAACAACTGGTTCATCCACCGTTAAAGTAACTACAATTAATAGAGATGTAAGTTGGAATTCTATAACTATGAGAAATAAAATCGATTATGCCGATTATGATATTTGTTATACTCGTTATATCGATAATAGTAACGAAATATGGAATGATGTTACAACCGATTTATCACATACATTTGACATAAGTACAAGTACTTTAACTGGTATTAAAAATGGTGTCAGAAACGATGATAGTTTTAATCGCGTATATTATTTTGATTTAAGTGCAAGTGATCCAGAAAATTTCGATGTTTCATATTTGATGGCAACTATTCATGATGATATACCTTCTGATAATGTAAATATAATCGATTTTTCAAAAATTACTTTGGAAAAATATCAACATGATGATATATCTAAAACTCGTGTTGCTTTAATGACACCATATTCATTGTTTACCGACCCACTCTCTCCTTCAGATTTGTCATTCAATGTAGCTGCTCATGATAATAATAATTATGTAATTAAAACTGTATATTTGAAAGTGAAAGGTACAGTGAAGCCACGAGAACCATCATGGAATGAAATTAGACTAGAAACATATGATGTTTGTGGTGAAAATATAAATGGACACACTCGCCACTATTTAGATAATTCGTGGAACAAATACTCTAGTCCCTCAATATCCACAGCAAATACCTCGAATGCTTCTCATAAGTTTGACATTAGTCTGAATCGATTTTTTGGAGTCTATCGCAATGAACTGGATTATCACATAGACTTATCGGCAATATACCCTGAAACTGATTTAGATTTATCATTCAATATTTCTACATCATCTAGTGGAATTGGAACCCATAATTTAAATGAATTTGTATCGTTAAGCGGTAATCGTATTATTTTAGAAAGTAACTTACAAGACATATGTAACAATTCTGATTATTTTAACAATTCTGATTATACTGAAATTAATAACATAACTCCTGGTGCTTTTAAAGATTTATCAATAAATATTATTGCTCACAACTATTACCAGTTCGGTGGTCAAGATGCTAGTTTTGATTTTAGTGCAGCAAAACAAGATGGATATAGGGATGTAACGATTCCACCAAATTATGACACGGTATCATATTCAAAAGATGTTTCAAGAAATATCGTATTAAGTGTAGTAGATATTATAACTAACAAACCACCGTATTGGCAAAAAATACAAAATATAAGTATTTCCTACGAAGGATATTCAGGATGGGATGCAAGTTTTTACAGTGATTACAGTTTTAATAATGAATTTGACGATATAAGTGCAAGACGTCCAATAATACTCGAATATGTATCATCGTCATATGTTTATTATATATGGGATACGTCTACGGTCAATGATATTTCTAGTTTACAATATCGAATAGATTTGTCGGCTTTAGATCCCGAAGGATTCAAAGTAGATTTTAGTTATCTACCAATAACAGATAATAGTTATGTTGTGAGAATTAATTCTTCAAACGAATTATTATTAACCACCCCTGGTGCTCGTGACATATCTACGAATGATTTATCATTAGTTATATGGCCACAAGATGGTGGCACATTACCTGATGGTAGTTATTCTGATATTTCTAAAAATCTATTATTTCACCCATTTTTATATAAGTTTACCGAATTCACATTTACCAACTGTGATGCTTCCGGGCGACTGGGACCGACATTTTCACAATGTAAAGATTGGTATAGCAATAGATATAATGGTGAATATTCTACATCAGTTTTAGAATTTAATAAAGATTTGAATTCATTAGACTTGTGGTGGAATAAATCCGATTATTTTAATATGAATAATGACAATGGTATACAAATATGGACAGTACCTGCCACTGGATTATATAATATTACTATTGCTGGAGCAGGTGGTGGTCGAGCTGGTTCTAACCAAGGACATGGTTTAGTAATCGATTTTAGTTATGAACTCGTAAAAGGAGATAAATATATGTTGTTAATAGGTCAAAAAGGCAGATTAGGACAAAATTTTATTGCGAATCAAATTACAGAAGGGTTTTCAACTGGACTTGCTACTAGTCTACCTTTTTCTTCATCAGGAGGAGGAGGAACATTTATGGTGAAAGGTGATACATTACCAGATGCAAATCAACTTACAGAAGATGCTTTTATAAAAGATAGAATAGATAATAGTAATATTATTGTTGCTGTTGCTGGAGGCGGTAGTGGTGGACAAACATATAAATTGGATCCTAGCGAATATGGTGGTGTTGCTAATATAAAAAGTGTTGCCGATGCTAGTTTAAATGGTGAGTTAACTGGTATCGATGGTAGTGGTATTACAACAAGTATAGATAACCCACAAAATACTGGTGGGTCGCGCGGACAGGGTGGTCGGGGTGGCCAATCAAGAACTAATCTTAACGATGCTGCCAGTGGTGGCGGTGGCGGTGGTGGTTATGCTACAGATGGTGGTGTTTCTGCTGTGAATACAGGCCATGATTATGTAGACAACAACGAACCTACATTACCTGCTAAATCATTTTTAGCAGGAGGTACAGGAGGTTTTATTTCATATATAGTTGTTGATGGTATAGAAAATAAATCGGGAGTAGGTAATGCTCAAGAAGGCGGTTTTGGTGGTGGAGCTTCTGGTTCTGAAGGTGGTTCTGGAGGAGGCGGTGGATATAGTGGTGGTGGTTCAGATTATATTGGTAGTGGCACTTATACTATTGTCGAAACCGATAAAACTATTGCTGGTGGCGGTGGCTCATTTGTAAATAAAAAAATATTAGAATATAATC